AAAAGTCTTCTCCGTAGAGACCGACCATAAATTTAATTCTATTGAACTGCCAATCTTTGGCATATGATTCAGGTAACATTTGAAATACTAGTTATTATTCTGGAGGATCGTTAGCTAAAACGTACTCCACAGTGTTTGCAACGTCGTTCATTGCATCACGGAGAAAGGGTTGTTGTCCACTCTCTTGAAGGAATGGTCTCCGTGGTTCGTCGGTTAAGGTCCAACGCCACCTCTTCATGTCTTCACAATACCAAAGGTTAATTTTCATTCTTCGTGTATTCTAGTTTGATCCAGTTGATGAGAGCATTGAGCTCCATCTTGTCCGTTTCGTCTTTCACAAATGAACTGTAATATTCAAGTGCTTTGATCGAAAGTTCTCGATCTCTTTGAGAGAGTAAAGACATGGTTTTTTCCTATGTAGTAGGAAACGTTTCAGGAGGGACTCGAACCCCCGACCAACTGCTTAGAAGGCAGATGCTCTATCCAACTGAGCTACTGAAACTTGAGTACCCAGATATTATACAAGGTGTTGGGAGGTTTGTCAAACGTCCGTGGTTGGTCTTCCACCAAATCCTTTTTTGTTCAAATAAGGATTGTTGTATCCATACCTAAGAGAGCCCTTAACGGGTGAGGTATCTCTTTGGATCGGCATTCTAGATGGGTTATCGGGATTAATACCTCTTAATCTCATTTTTGCCATTCTAGTAGCCAGTTCCCTTTGAATGTAATTCGTGCCTGGATCATGAATTCCAGCCGCAATTCTTAAATTTGTGGCAGTCTTGTTGATACTTTGAAGTTTGTTTTGAATACCACTTTGAACTTTATTGACAAGACCCCTTACAAACCCCTTTACAGGACCGTCTGGTTTGTAATTGGCAAAAGGACTAGGGGCAGCCTGTTCGCAAAACTCTTTGAAGGTTTTCATTAGTCAAGCCGTTTTAGTTTTAGTTTTAGTTTTGGCTTTAGCCGTAGGGAAACCTCTTGACTTCATCCACTGATCTTTTGCATCCTGTTTGATATTTGGAGGCATGAGTGGCATCTGTCTCTCTGGACCAGCACTACCAGGGAGTCTATCATTCAAATAGTTTCGATAATACTTTGCGTCAGGCGCAGACTGTTCGCAAAACTCTTTGAAGGTTTTCATTAGTCCCGTTGTCTCCAGTCGTCTGGTTTTTCTTGAGTGAACCAATCAACAATATCATCGGGACCATCAAAGCCCGTCTTGTGATTGGAAGGATCAGGGTCTCCTAGATCCATTTTATTCATGAAGTCATCAAGACCACCTTCGACCATTTCAGGGTTGTTGGCGGTCCTTCTGGCTTGTCTCAGGATTGATGCGGCCGACGCATTAGACTTCGCCAGTTTTTCTGCCCAGATCATCTCACTTAATTCGACTGGAGCCCCCTTTGCGATTCGATCGCAGATAAACTCCAGACGGAGACGATACTTGGTAGAAAGCATAAGACTGATAATCAATCTGAGTTATTTATGTTCTCGTCAAACATATCCTTCATTAGTTTGTTGAAGGCTTCATCGATAATGACTACTTCAAATTCGGCGTTTGGATCATACCACTCAGAGAACTCAAAGTAGATTGCAGTTGCATCATCGATCTCTTCATCCTCAACCAAGGTATGCATACGATCCTTGGACCAATCAATTACCTCATGGACATAATCTGTCATTCGATCTAGATCATCATTACTGTTGTTGATCTCTTCGAACATAGTAGTCTTTCCTCATGTAACGACCAAGGATGTTGCTATTGTAATACTTGGGTGTACCGTCGTCAAGGGATTCTGACAAAACGTTGTGAATGAACAACTGTCTTGTCTCTTCAAAGTTCACCCATCCTTTCGTATCATGAAGGCTCAGTATCTCTCGTTTAAAACAAGAGTTCCCGATTTCAGCTCTTTCTCGATTAAGTTCATCACTTGAGCCGTAGTATTTCTTCCAGTCACTCTCACTTCGAACTCTCCGACTCTTACCTCTAGGCTTTCGGAAGGACCAAAAGTATTTGCGTCCCAAGTATTGTCTTCCGTTTTTAAGATTTGTGATCCGATAGACAAAGCCGAAAAAATCACCAATATCCGTAGATAAAAAAGGTTGTTCCTTAAAAATCCAAGGGTTCTCATAATCTACCTCAACCATAATCTCTAATAATCTTAGAGTTATTTATAGCTGTCTCATCAACCCTGGCAGAGTTATTCTACACATAAAAAAAGAGGGGGTCAAGAGCCCCCTCTATATCGTAGCCATAATACATTCAACCTCAAAGCCTGAGCCATGCTCTTGGGGCCATGTAGAAGTATATCTACATCTTTCTCCCCAAGATCAGGATCAGCAAGAGCTTTCTTCTTCCACTCAGAGTTTGAACCCTGAGAAGGTGTCTTTCTTGACATCTTGTTTAATACCACCAACGACATAAGATTCCACCTCAGTCTCCTGTGGCGCGACCTGAAGACCCTTAGAGGAGATCCAGTGTTGCGTCCAAGGGAGAGGATTATTATTTGCAGAAACACTATACAGAGGTTTCAGACCAATAGCCTTGAGACGACGATTGGCAACCCACTCAACATACTGACAGAGGAGTTTATCGTTCAGACCGATCATAGATCCATCTTTGAACAGATATTCAGCCCAAGCCTTCTCTTCTTCTACACAGTCACGGAACATCTGGTAGACGTTCTCCTCTTCCTCCTTGACAATTTGTTTCATGTCAGGATCATCACCCTCACGCCACTTGTTCAGGATGTTTTGGGTAATGACTAGATGTTGGTTCTCGTCTCTGGCAATAAGAGAGATGATTTTAGCCGATCCCTCCATGAGTTTAAGTTCACCAAATGCGAACGAACATGCGAAGGAGACATAGAATCTAATTCCTTCCAGGATGTTGACGTTTGCGACTGCACGATATAGTTTTCGTTTGAGTTCATAAAGTTCTGATTTAGCTGCAGGTACACCCTCATTTGCATGACGCCACTGATTACCACTACCCCACATCTGTGCGGCGTTGATAAACTCATTATATGCAGCGGTCACACTCTCAGCGCGTCGGCGAATAGCAGGATCCTCTGTAATGGTGTCAAAGATCTCTGAAGGATCTGCATACACATTCTTGATAATATAAGTGTATGAACGGGAGTGAATCATCTCCATGAACTCCCACACTGTCATACAGGCTTCAAGTTCAGGGAGTGAACAATAAGGGATGAAAGCCATCCCAGGTCCACGACCCTGAATACTATCCAACATGATCTGATACTTCAGGTTAGAAGTATAGATGTGTTTCTGTTCTGGACGAAGTGTTTGATAGTCTGCACGATCCTTCTGGAGGGAGACCTCTTCAGGTCTCCAGAAGTACCCAAGTTGTTGTGTAGTCAGTTTGTCAAAAATAGGATATTTGTATGAATCGTACCTTTGGACTCCCAGAGGTTTACCGAAGAACATCGGTTGTTTCTTAGTATTAACTTGTTCGGCATTGAAGACCGTCATACCTTCGACGACGGGCTTCTCTTCGGCACTGAGTCTAAATTGCACAGGATTCACAAACTTCCTCCTCTTTGGATAACAGTTGACTGATTATATCATCAACATTCTCTTTTGTCTCCACCTCATCACTCTTCATGTCATGGGTGTTTTGGTAGTAACTGGTCTTCCAACCGTATTTGTATGTAGTCAAAAAGTCATTTGCCATCACGGACACAGGGACTTCGTTGTCTGGATAGTTTTCTGGGTTGTAACTCCAGTTTCCAGAGATAGCTTGGTCGAAGAACTTCTGCATGACTGCGACCACATTAATATAACCGCGATTGTCACGCATATCCCAAAGTAAAGTGTAATTATTTTTAAGACTGTTGTACTGTGGAACAATCTGTTTAAGGGGTCCCTTCTTGCTCTTCTTAATGGACAAGTAGTCTCTAGGTGGCTCAATTCCGTTTGTTTCATTTGACACAACGGAACTGCTCTCAGAAGGCATTTGTGCGGACAGAGTGCTATGTCGGAGTCCATGTGTGAGAATGTCGGCACGTAAAGCTTCCCAATCATACTTCAGTTCGTTTGCAACAATCTCGTCTACATCCTTCTTGTATGTATCGATGGGCAGAATACCATCAGCATACTTGGTGCGACCGAAATCGTGACACCAACCCTTCTCTTGGGCCAGTTTGTTGGAGGACTTCAACAGATAATATTGGAAGGCCTCAGTGAGTTCATGGACCAGATTCCAGGCCTTCTGATCACCATATCCAGCACCATTCTTAGCAAGATAGTGTGCAAGACCAATATAACCGATTCCAAGGGATCTCCGCGCCTTTGTGGCTCGTTCCGCAGCCCTGACTGGATACTCCTGATAGTCAATCAGTTCTTCCAGACCACGGACGGCCAGATCACACAGTTCCTCAAGTTCACCAAGGTTCTTAATCTTACCAACGTTGATGGCAGAGAGAATACACAGAGCAATCTCACCATACTCATCATCGATGTGATTAAGAGGATCTGTGGGGAGGGTAATTTCCTGACAAAGGTTACTCATGTTCACCTTGTCTTTGAAGGAAGAGTGAGAGTTACAGTGGTCAATGTTCATGATATAAACACGACCAGTCTCTGCACGTTCCTTGAGAAGATCAAGAATCAGTTCTTGAGCACCAACGGTTTTTCTAGGGATCGACGTGTCTGTTTCGTATCGTACATATAGTTCATCAAACTCAGGAGTACCGAAAGCGTCATAAAGCCCAGGAACATCGTGAGGACTAAAGAGAGTAATGTCCCCATTTGATAAACCTTTCGTAGAAAAGTTTGGAGATCTGGATGGAGTAATCAAGTTTGCGGACACGGTTATCCTCAGTACCTTTGTTGTTCTTTAGAACGATGATGTCTTGGATTTCTTGGTGCCAGATAGGAAAGTGGACAGTCGCTGACCCACCTCTGATCCCGTTTTGAGTGCAACATCTGACAGTTGACTCAAACTTTTTGAGGAAGGGGACCACACCTGTGTGTTGAACCTCTCCGCC